GGCGCAGCATCTATTCTGTCAGGGGCAACGGTTACTTGTGAAGGCTTCAAGCAAGGCCAGGAATGGTCAATCGTAGTGCCTGGAGAGACCATATGGAACAACGCTTAAATTTCGGTGAGTGGCTTCCCGATCAGCCTGGGATGGCCGGGGCACTCCAAGACGCGAAGGGCGTGGTGGCCCAAACGGTGGGTTATGGGCCCTTTCCCGGCGAGATGGACTATTCGCAAAACGCCTCGGAAAACCTGACTGCGGTGTTTACGGGCAAGTTTGGCTCCACGGCCAACATCTTTGCCGGTGGAAACTCCAAGCTCTTTAAGTTTGACTCTTCCGATCTGTCGATGGACGATGTTTCACAGGCTGGCGGCTACACTGGCACACAGCCGTGGAAGTTCGCTCAATTTGGCAAGGTTGTTCTAGCTGCAAATGGCGCAGAAAAGGTCCAGGCGTGGACGCTCGGTGTGTCAACAACTTTTGCGGACCTGGCTGCTGCTGCGCCTATTGCATCATTTGTGACTGTGGTGCGTGATTTCGTAGTCTGCGCCAACATCTTAACTTTTCCCAATCGAGTTCAATGGTCCGATATCAACGATGAGACAGATTGGACCGCCGGAGCCGCCTCGCAGTCTGATTCGCAGGACATGCCGGATGGCGGGAATATCGTCGGCATCACCGGGGGAGAGTTTGGCATCGTGCTGCTGGAAAGGGCCATTGTCCGAATGTCCTACATTGGTGCGCCGTTCTTTTTTCAGTTTGACACGATCTCAAAAGCATTGGGATGCTACGACGCTGGATCGGTTGCCCAGTACGGCCCGCTGACTTTCTTTCTCTCTGATGATGGGTTCTATGTCTGCGATGGACAGTCTGTAAAACCCATCGGTGCGGAGAAGGTTGATCGGTGGTTCTTTGATGACCTAGACCCGGCCAATGTCAACAAGATGAGTGCGGCGGTCGATCCAATCCGCAAGGTCGTGGCGTGGAGTTACCCCAACACACGGGCTGGGCAGTCAATTCTCATCTACAACTGGCAAATCCAGAGGTGGACTTACGCCGACACGACGGCCGACTTCATCAGTTCAATGGCAACTTCTGCCGTCACCCTCGAGGGTCTTGACCTTTACAGTGCGAGTTTGGATGCCCTGGATACCTCGCTTGATTCCCGGCTTTGGGCGGGAGGCAGATTCGTCTTTGCTGGGCTGAGTGATGCCAAGATCGTGACTTTTGCGGGCGATGCGGTAGCCGCGAACATCGAAACCGGAGATTTCGTGGCTGGTCAAAACTCCGTGGTCAAGCTCGCTCGGCCACAGGTGGACAACGGATCAGCTGCCGTGGCGGTGGCCTCGAGGGACCGGCTGGATGACCCCATCTCATTTGGAGCATCCACCGCAGCGGATTCAGACAACCGGGTCAGTCTTCGCAGCTTTGGGAAATACCATCGGATTAGGGTTGTCCCTAGCGGGACTTGGACAACGATTGTGGGTGTGGATGTGGACACCACTCAGGCTGGCGGGCGCTGATGTTTCGAGTCCTTCCTCCGTTTGGCGCTGATCCTCGAGGGATCGCGGAGGTCGTCAATGGCTTGATGAACGGCAAGTCCAACAACACCGGGACGGTGACCCTTTCCACGGGCGGGGCCACAACGACCACGATCTACGATGCCCGGATCAGCCCAGAGTCCAAAATCATCCTGGTTCCGTATTCGGCGGCGGCATTCTTAGACCGTGTGCCTTATGGGGCGTTCCAGGACTCAACAGACCAGAATGCGGCTTCCACGACCACGGCATACGCAATAACCCTTAACACCACCGACCACACAAACGGGGTATCAATCTCCAATTCGTCCAGAATAAATGTCACAAATCCAGGCCTGTACAACATTCAGTTCTCGATTCAATTGCAGAACGCAGACACGCAGATTCAGGATGTTGATATTTGGTTCAGAAAGAACGGGTCGGATGTTGCGGCCTCAAACAGCAAGTTTTCTGTACCAAATAGGCATGGCGGCACAAATGGACACCTTATCGCTGCATTGAACTACTTCCTTGAACTGGTGGCTGGCGACTATGTGGAAATCATGTGGGCAACCAGCAGCACCCAGGTGAGCATTGAGCAGTTGGCCGCGCAGACAAGCCCGACAAGGCCAACAACGCCGTCTGTCATCGTCACGGTTTCTTTTGTCTCGACGGCTTCGATTCAGAATGTCTATGTCAGTTCTCAGTCGCAGGGGAGTGCGGTGGTGACCCATTTTGCCAATTCCACAGCGGACAAGACTTTTGCTTATGTGGTGGTGGGATGAATGTTCGCTTGATTTCTCCTAACGATCTGAGACAATGGTGGAGATTCGTCAGGCCAGGTCTGAAGCAGATCCTGCATAAGACGCCCGAGAACTGGATACCCGAGGACATCTACACAGACTGTTTCAATGGGAAATCCATGCTCTGGGTGGGACTGGTTGACGCAAGGCCAGTCGGGTTCATGGTTTTGCAACCCCGCGACTCCTCGCTCCATGTGTGGTGCGCCTATCTGCAAGAGATGGGTCATTTTGAGGAAGGCTGGCAGCATCTCCTGAACATTGCACAGCATGGTGACGCGAAAAGGCTCACATTTGAGTCATGGCGACCTGGCTGGCAACGACAGGCCAAGAAACTTGGATTCAAGCCCCGTTCATGGGCACTGGAGGTCTAAATGGGTGGCTCAACGCGAGTGCAAACAACCACACAACAGCTTGATCCGATGGTCAAGCCGTATATTGAATACGGACTGAAAGAAGCCCAGAGGCTCTATCAAACGGAAACTCCTGAGTATTTCCCCGGTCAGACCTATGTCGGCCCGAGTGCTCAGACCCAACAGGCTCTGACCGCGGCTCAACAACGGGCTGTGATGGGTTCGCCTCTCCTCCCGGCTGCTCAACAGCAGGCTTACAACACGATTCAGGGGCAATATCTGGGAGGAAATCCGTTCTTCCAGGGAGCGTTCCAGCCTGCTGCACAGGCCGCACAGCAGGCCTACCTCGACGCGCTCCAGCAGGCGCGATCCAATGCTTCTCGGGCAGGGCGGTACGGCTCAGGGGCCGCGCTGGGGCTAGAGGAGAGAGCCGGGGGCCAGTTCGCGCAGTCGCTATCCAATGTGGCCGGGCAACTCGCTTATCAGAATTACGAAGCCGAACGCGCCCGCCAGCAGGCCATGTTGGGCGCGGCTCCTGCTTTGGCGGCTGCGGATTACGGTGACATCGAGCGATTGGCGCAAGCCGGGCAAACCGCCGAACAGTATCAACAAGCTGCGCTGCAAGATGCAGTCAACCGATTCAACTTCATGCAAGGCCTGCCGTCAAACCAACTCAACCAGTACCTCAATGCGGTTTACGGATCGCCTCAAGGCCGAGTGCAAACCACGCCGATCTACTCAAGCCGAACCGGTGGCGCTCTTGGAGGCGCATTGGCTGGCGGGTCGATGTTTGGGGTTCCCGGTGCAATTGCCGGTGGCATCGCTGGACTCTTGGGGGTCTAAATGAACGAACTTTTCTCACAGCTCTTCGGGCAGCAGCCCGCATACGCCACTGATCTTCTCGGTGAAGAAGAGGCTCGGCGACTCCGACAGCAGGCCCAACAACAGGGCCTGCTGAATGTGGGCCTGTCTCTACTTGCGGGATCTGGTCCTTCGGCACAACCCCGTGGGATTGGGCAGCTTCTCGCCCAAGGCGTTCAAGCCGGTCAACAGGCGTATCAAGGTGCGTACACCCGCGCACTCCAAGAGCAGGCAGTTCGTGAGCAACTCGCAGAACGCCGATTGGCAATGCAAGAACGCGCCCGTGTAATGCGCGAACAACAGCTTGCCGAACAATCACTTCCCCAGGTTCTTCGCAGGCCGATGGTTCAAACGCCAGAAGGAGAAGTTCCTGGTGCTCCGCAACTTGATCTAGGGGCGCTTTTGTCTTTGCCGCTTGGCGTTCAGCAGCGATTGATGCCGATTGTTAAAGGAACGGCAGAAACCATCCCTCAGCTTCGTAGGGCTGGTCTTACAGGAGATCAGGGTCGGCAGGAAAACCCATTTGCCATCTTTACGCAAGATCCAACGGTTCCGCAGAATGTGCGAACCATTGCTGAACAATACTCACGCAGCTTTGCCTCTGGTGGAATTGATCCTGAAAAGGTAGATGAGCGTGTTCGCCAGTTGGGTGAGATGGTTCAGCGGTCTCAGCAATTTGAGACAACTCAGGCCGGTCTTGCTGAGCAACGCCGAGCATCGAATCTTCTTGCTCAAGGACAACAACAGATTCAGCGTATGTCTGTTGAGGACCGAATTGAGCGTGATCGTGAAAAAGCTGCTGAGAAAGAGCAAACCAAAACAGAAGCCAAGGGTCAGCTTACTGCAACAGTGCAGCAGCTTGAGAAGAACTATGACACCCTTCTTCAAGAGGGTGGAATCGTTAGCACACAAGCTAGTGGACTGTCGAATGTTGGTTCTCGTATGTCGGCATCTGGTCTTGGTCGTGCAATCGGCGGGGCTGTTGGAACCAAGACGCAACAACAGCGTGAGACGATTGAACAAACTCGCCCATTGCTGTTGAATCTAATCAAAAACGCCACCGGAATGAGCGCCCAGCAGATGAACTCCAATGCTGAAATGCTCCAATACTTGAATGCGGCAACCAACCCAAATCTGAGCTATGAGGCCAACATGGAAGCATTGGCTAACTTAGATCGCTTGTTTGGTCTTGGATCTGCGGCCAAAAAGATTGAAGAAAAGCTGAAAAAGCCAGAAGTTAAAGGCGGCCAAACTCGAAGCGGGTGGTAAACATGGCAGACATTACGATCACTTTCGCCGATGGTACATCTCATGTTTATGAGAATGTGCCGAACGATGTAACCAGAGAACAGGCCATCCAAAGGGCCGCAAGGGACTTTGCTGGAAAGCAAGTCTCAAATGTATCTCGCGCCTCTTTTGCCGAGATGAGTCCTGTTGATGTGGCTGGTCGCGCAGTTGCCAATCTTCCAGGCTCAACAGCAAAGCTAGTCGGAGATTTGGTTACTGCAATTACAAGTCCTGTCCAGACCGCCAAAGGAATCTTGGACATTGGAGCCGGTGCTCTCCAGAACATTCTCCCGACAAGCGTAAAAGAGTTTGTGGATCGTTTTGACGCGAATCCTCAAGCGGCACAAAGGGCTGTTCAAGTCGCAAACGCTGTTGGCGGTGAATACAAACAAAAGTACGGGACTATGGAGGGCTTCAAAAAGGCCCTGGCAACAGATCCTGCCAATGTCTTGGCTGATTTGTCCACGATCATGACAGGAGGCGCTGCTATTGCAAGCCGCGCAGCTCCTGTTGGCGCAGCGGCTATTCGTCAAGCCGCATCGTTTGTTGATCCTCTTTCGCTGGCCGCAAAGACTGTTTCCGGTGGCGCACAAATGGCGCAGCAGGCCGTTCCAGCTATTCTTGGCGCTAGGGTTGGCGCTGGTCAAGAAGCGGTTTCCCAGGCATTCCAAGCGGGTAAAAGGGGAGGGGCTGAAGCCACACAATTCAGGCAGAACATTCGAGGTCAAGCGGATATGCTTGATGCGCTTGAGGCGGCAAGAACTAATCTAGAGGCGATTCGCAAGCAGCGCGGTGACATTTATCGCGCTAGCATGGAGAACATCAAGGGCGACAAGACAGTTCTTAGTTTTGATGGAATTGATAAGGCTCTGAACAAGGCTTACGAAGACTTCACATTTAAAGGAAAGCCAAAGAACGATTTGGCGATTCAGAAGTTGAATGAAGCAAAAGCCAAAATTGATGAGTGGAAAACTTATGATCCAGCAGAGTTCCACACTCCTGAGGGTCTAGATGCTCTAAAGCAGCAAGTTGGTCAAATCATCGAAGATTTGAAGCCCCGCACTCCGTCTGATACGGCTGTGAAGGGGATTTATGGAGCAATCAAGAACGAGATCAATGCTCAGGCTCCAACATACGCCAAGACAATGAAGGCGTATTCAGATGCCACAGATCAAATTCTTGAGATCCAGCAGGCTCTCTCTATCAAAGACAAGGCTTCCGCTGATACTGCTATGCGAAAGCTGCAGTCAATCATGCGGAACAATGTCAATACCAACTTTGGTCAGCGATTGAGTCTTGCGAAGGAACTGGAACAGGCCGGTGGACAGATGATGCTTCCAGCCCTTGCTGGCCAGGCTCTTTCATCAATTACCCCGCGAGGACTCCAAAGCGCCACTGCGCCACTTGAGGCAGCCACAATGTTTGGTCTTGGTGGTGGCCCTGCCGCGTTGATTAGCGCGGCAACATCATCGCCCCGTTTGGTTGGGGAGGCCGCATTTATGGCTGGTCAAGCTGCAGCAGTGCCTGGAAGGGTTGGCCGTGGATTGTTGGATCTTGAGCAGCGTCTGCCAACAGAACTTCAGATCACTCCGAGATCGGCTGGTATGCAGATGCCAGAGATAGGCTTCAGAACACTCAATCTCTTGTATCAGCTTCGCCAGCGCGAAGAAGAGAACCAGTAAGAGGAATAAATCATGCCGAAGACAAAAATCTCCGAATTTTCCGCAACCGCAGGAAACAACACCGACATTGACGGTATCAACATAGCGGAGGGCTGTGCGCCTTCTGGCATCAACGATGCCATCCGTGAGTTGATGGCGCAGCTGAAGGACTTCCAGGCCGGTGATGCTGGAGACCCGATCACGGTGGTTGGGACGCTTGGCGCGAAGGGAACCTCCTCTGTAGCGGGTGACCTGAAGCTCTATGAGCAGACCACGAACGGCACGAATTACGCTGGATTCAAGTCTCCGACCTCTCTAGCGGCGAACATCCAATGGGTGCTTCCGAATGCTGATGGAACGGCCAACCAGGTTCTCAAGACTGACGGATCTGGCAATCTTGGGTGGGCCACAGCCGCTACTGGTGATGTTGTTGGGCCTGCATCGGCAACAGACACGGCCATTGCGTTGTTTGACTTGACGACGGGCAAGTTGATTAAAAACAGCGTGGTCACCGTATCTGCGGCGGGCGCAATTGTTGCACCGCAAGCAGGCAGCACAATTCCCTTTTACTTTGCCAACCAAGCGGCGTTCCCCTCTGCATCTACTTCTCACGGCGCAATAGCGCATTCACATGCAGACGGGGCGATGTACTACGCCCACGGGGGAGTTTGGGTACAACTTTTATCTTCGGGTGGCGCACTTTGCACTCCCTCTTCA